GGGTATTTCACCCAAGAGAGACTATACACCATAGTGTATCACTACCACTAGTATCACACTATCGTAGGTATAATACTGCTAGTATAAACATTAAGTACCCTACCCTAGGTATGTACCCATAAGGGGGGACTTAAAGCTATTATCTTTAGTGAATAGCACCACCAGATTTTCTAACAGAAATTCCACTAATTGAACTTTAGTTCTTGACTTAGGTAATTTCTTATGATATACTTATAGTATCAACTTAGAGTTGAATGCCTAAGGAGCGCCTTAAGGTAATACTTAAACACTGTAAGAATCATAATCTTTCTCTTAATAAGAAATATCTTATGTCTATTCCTAAGGAACGATCTAAGTTTCGAACTACAAGTAATACAAGGTATCTTAAAGGTTTGTTTTATGAACAAACTTTATCAGATAAAAGCTCTGTTGTCTACACTCTAAAAGATTGGGACCACTTAGGCTATCCTAGCCTCTATCGCCTCTTTATGGAATTAGAGGACCTTACTGAGTATGAGTTTTCAAACAAATACCTTGACGGTTGGGAACATTGGGATATGCTCTGCCGGTGTGAATGGTTCAAGCCATACGTAGAACGCTGGCGCAAAGAACTCTCCCTTAAGATCCAAGGAGAGGCTCTAAAGGCTCTAAGAGCCGAAGCTTCCTCTTCAAGTAGGAATGCCTTTATAGCTAATAAATTTCTTGTCGATCGTGGTTGGGTTGACAAAACTGAAAAGACTAATAACCGTGGCCGCCCCTCTAAAGAGGAAATCAAGAAAGCGGCTGATGAAATTGCCTTTCACGAACGTCGTATTGAAGATGACTTCACTAGGCTTCAGTAACACTAACTTATTTTAATATTAGTATTTAAAGGATTACTAAGTCTATGTCAGGTTTGTACTCTCGAGACGGTGCTTATAACGTTTGCAACTCTCAACTTAAAAATGTTGGAAATCTTACTGCTCTTAACTCTCAAGTTGTTCTTGATGTCGAAGGACAGGGTGTATGTGTAATTGACATACGAGGAACTTTTGTAGGAACAATAACTTTTCAGTCCTCTGTAGACAATATTAACTGGGTTACAACTAACGCTATTCCTCTTGGCTCGGCAGGTAATGCAAGCGCTACCTCTACCGTTACCACTACGGGTGCGTGGTTGATGCCAGCATCAGGTAGCACACGAATTAAAGCTATTATGACTCTCTACACTAGTGGTTCAGCCACAGTGGTAATGCGAGCAGACCCAGATGCTTCATTTAACTACTCAGCTCTTATCGGGACTCCTGCAGTCGCACTAGCAGCTTCCACTCACACAATCGGAGACATAGGTCTTCACTATCGTCCTTCTGCCAGTGGAGCAGCTACAGTATCCACTGTTATGTCCCCAGCCACAGTAACTGTAACGGCAGTAAAAGCCTCTGCTGGACGACTGGTTGGATTATACCTTCATAACTCTTCGGCAACTATTAGGTCTATTAAATTCTGGAATTCTCTTACGGCTGGTGTAACTCTTGGGTCTACTGCCGCTGTATTTGAAGTTGACATTAATCCAAATAGCTCAGTTCAACTTACTTATGAAGCAGGTCTTGGTTTTTCAGTAGGTATCACTTATGCAATCACAGCAGCTAAGGGTTTGACTGATAACACAGGCACTGGCCTAGTAGCAAATGAGGTATCAGGTTTCCTGGCTTTCTCTTAATAATTTGAGTCTAATAACTTTCAAACCTAATTTATTTATTTTTAATTTAAGTAGAAGTAAGTCACAGCATGCCTACTAAAGAGGTCTATCTAGAACATTACATTAAAGAAGATTTAAACTCTACAAACGTAAAAGCAGTAGATAATGTAAATGGTTCTCTAAATGAAGAGTCTAACGAAATTACATTCCCGTTAGGGTATTTACCCAACGCATCTGTTGAGTCATCTTCACTGGTAGATGTAGTTTATCTTGATAGTGCAGTTCGGTATGGTACTGAAATAACTGAACGAAAAGACGACGAAGTTAAAGGATACTCAATAATTAAAGTTTTGATTCTATCCCTATTCTTGGGTATTGCGGCTGGAATCACACATAAGATTCTTACCAGTCCTTCTAATGTACAGATTGAAAATCCTGTAATCTATAGTACAACTCCTAAAGAATTTGACTACTGCTCTAAATTTAACGGAGAGTGTGAATGAATCCTAAAAGACAAGTAGCTAATAATAAAAAAGATAACGAAAACGCTAACGAGGAGATACAAAAACGTAAAAAGTGGAAACCTCGAACAGCTTATGCGAGTAACAATTCAGGTTTTACTAAAGGTTCTACTAAACCCCCTGCTTATAATCCCGGTGGTGGTCAAAAAAACGGTAACGTAACCTCTTACTCAACAAATCTTTAAAGGTTTTACAGTGGCTTTATCGGATAAAAAAAGTCAAATCCGAGAAGCAGCAGAATCCGATCTGGAGAAGTTTATTACACTGATCCATCCAGGAAGGGTTCTAGGGGCTGTTCACAGGGATGTACTACGGTGGTGGACGCGAGGAGAATCTAAGAGTCACCAACTCTTACTGATGCCACGAGATCACCAGAAAAGTGCACTAGTAGCTTACAGAGTAGCGTGGGAAATTACCCGTAACCCCGCAATTCGTATACTGTATATTTCTTCTACAGCTAACCTAGCTACTAAACAGCTAAAGTTTATTAAAGATATCCTTACTTCTGATACCTACAGGTTGTATTGGCCTGAAATGGTACACCCAGAAGAGGGAAAAAGAGAAAAGTGGACAGAGTTTGAGTTCTCTGTAGACCATCCTAAACGTAAAGCAGAGGCAGTCAGAGACCCAACAGTTTTCACAGCTGGCCTTACAACTTCGATTACCGGGTTACACTGTGACGTAGCAGTTTTAGACGATATTGTAGTAAGAGAGAACGCTTACACAGAAGACGGCCGAGATAAAACTAAGTCTCAATACTCCCTTCTTTCGTCTATTGAAGGTTCTGATGCAAGAGAATGGGTTGTTGGAACCCGTTATCATCCTAAGGATCTCTACAACGATATGGTAGAGATGCTTGTAGATCACTACAATAGTGATGGAGAGGTAATCGAGCAAGAGGCTTTGTACGAAAAGTATGAATGCCAAGTTGAAAACAGGGGTGATGGGACAGGAGAGTTCCTTTGGCCACGTCAACAACGAGCAGATGGTAAGTGGTTTGGGTTTGATCAAACAATCCTAGCCAAGAAAAGAGCACAGTACTTAGATCGTACTCAATTTAAAGCTCAGTACTATAACGATCCTAACGATGCCTCTCAAGCTTCAATACCAAGAGATCTTTTTCAGTACTACGAGAGGAACTTCCTAACAAGGTCTAACGGTCATTGGTTTTATAGGACTCGTAGACTTAATGTTTTTGCTTCTATTGACTTTGCCTTTAGTCTGGCACGTCAAGCAGACTTTACGTCGATTGTTGTTGTAGGTGTAGATGCTGAACACAACTACTATATTTTAGATATCGAACGTTTTAAGACTAAATTAATTAGTGAGTACTTTGATAAAATCTTACGACTACATCAAAAGTGGGATTTCCGAAAGTTACGAGCTGAGGTAACGGTAGCCCAGTCAGTTATCGTAGAAGACCTTAAGACTAACTATATCCGTAAGCACGGACTTGCCTTGTCTATCGAAGCTTTTAGGCCGAATAGACACATGGGTAACAAGGAGGAACGGATGGAAGCAGTTTTACAACCACGGTACTCTAACGGTCAAATATGGCACTACGTTGGAGGAAACTGTCAAACTCTCGAAGAAGAGTTGATCCTACAAAACCCTCCTCACGACGATATTAAAGATGCTTTAGCTAGTGTTATTGAAATGGCAGTACCTCCTAGTAAACAAGGTACTCAATCGACTATTCAAAGAAGTTCAACGAACCCTTTTGGTTCTTCTAGATTTGGTGGGATAAACTAAGTGGCCGGTAAAACCTTAGATATTAGTTCTCTTGGTGTAGCACCTGACCGATTGGGTGTTGAGATTGCAAATAAGTTTCAATCTTGGCAAACACTCCGTCAAAAAAAGATTACAGAATGGGACGAAGTCCGTAGGTATGTCTTTGCTACTGATACCACAAGTACAACTAACTCTAAACTTCCTTGGAAAAACAAAACCACAGTTCCTAAACTGTGTCAAATCCGAGATAACTTAAACTCTAACTACATGTCGTCTCTTTTTCCAAAACGTAAGTGGCTTTGGTGGGAAGGTGACGACGAAAAGAGTGAGACTAAAGAGAAACGAACAGTAATTGAATCCTACATGGAGTGGGTTATTGATCGTTCAGACTTTAAGAAAGAAGTAGCTAAGTTAGTTCTTGACTACATTGATTATGGTAACTGTTTTGTAACAGTAGAATGGTTAGATAAGACTAAAGTATTACCTGACCGAGAGCAAGTAGGCTATGTAGGTCCAATGCCTTGTCGCATTAGCCCACTAGATATTGTATTTAACCCA